TAAGGTGCGGCATTCGGGCCGCGACGAAACGCTGACGGCGCACGCTCTGGGAGCTGCGGCGCAGATGACTGATCGGGGGTGGAGGGTGTCGAAGATGAGGCAGCGCCAGCGGATCGACGCGCTGGTGGCATCGGTGATGGCCGTGTATGGTGCGGCGGTGCAGTCCGAGTCGGCTGTGATGCCAGGATTCTTCGCCGCATGAATCGGGCGGGTATCATACTGCTAATGGAAGTTGCGGGCGTGGTGTTCGTCTCGCTCGGCGCGGGCATGATTTTCGCGCCGGCGGGCATCATCACGGCCGGAGTGTTCCTGCTCCTGTTCGCGTTCGCTATCGAGAGGTCGAGTGCTTAGCCGCATCTTCAATCCAAGCGTCGACCTCGAGGATCGCGCGATCAGTTTCCAGACGATCTTCGGATCGGGCGGCGACCTGATGATGACGACGAACGCTGGCGTCACGATGAGCCAGGACGAGTCGCTGAAGCTCGGCACCGTCTACGCGTGTGTGCGGCTGATCGCCGATTCGATTTCGACGCTGCCGGTCGATACGTTTGTCCGGCGTGATGGGACGCGGACGCCGTTCCGGCCTCGGCCCGAATGGCTCGACTCGCCCGAGGTTGGCGTGTCCAGGACGGAGCATTTCCAGCAGGTGCTCGTGTCGCTGCTGATCAACGGGAACGCGTTCATCAGGATCCTCCGCGACGATCAGGGCATCGCCGGTCTCGCCGTGCTGAACCCTCGGAGCGTCGAGGTGCGCCTCGACCGGGTGACGCGCCGGCCCGAGTTCGTCTATGACAATCGCGTCGTCATTCCGAACGAGGACATGCTGCACATCACGGAGCTGCGCCTGCCGGGCGAGCTGCGGGGCCGCTCGAGGATCGAACTGGTCCGCGACACGCTCGGGCTGGCGAAGGCGCTGGACACGTTCGCGCAGCTGTTCTTCGGGCAGGGGTCGACCGTTGGCGGGATCATCGAGTATCCGGGAGCGTTGACGCGTGAGCAGGCGAAGGACCTCGCCGACTCGTTCGAGCTTCAGCACAAGAGCGTTCGCCGGTCGCACAGGCCTGGCGTGCTGTTCGGTGGTGCGAAGTTCACGAAGACGAGCGTCGAGCCGAATGAGGCGCAGATGCTGGAGTCGCGCGAGTTCGCGGTGGAGGAGATCGCGCGGACGTTCCGGTGTCCGCCGGCGATGATCGGTGTTATCAAGCCTGGAGCCTCTTCATATAATTCACTCGAGCAGAACGGCATCCAATTCGTGCAGCATACGCTCAGACCTTATATTGTGAAGATCGAGGACGCGTATTCGACGCTGCTGCCTGGCGTCGCGTTCCTCAAGTTCAACGTCGACGCGCTGCAGCGTGGCGATCAGGAGAGCCGGTACGCGGCGCACGCGTCGGCGCTCGTGAATGGGTGGGCTTCGATCAACGATATCCGCCGGATCGAGGACATGCCGCCGGTGAATGGCGGCGACGTGTATCGCGTGCCTCTCGCGAATGTCGACCTCGACGCTGCGAACCTGACGGAGCTGGAGAAGAAGAGCGGCATCGTGCAGCGCCTCGTGTTCTCCGGCTTTGATCCTGCGGCGATTCTGGCGGCGCTCGAGTTGCCGCCGATTCCGCATACGGGCCTGCCGACAACGCAGCTTCAGCCGATCAGTCAGATCGACCCGGAGAATCCGAAGGCTGCCTACCCTGTGGATGGTGAGTGATGATCGTGACGTCGCAACACGCAGTTGGAACGGCGCGGGTGCAGATCAGCTCGCCGGATGACAATCCGCAACTCGTCGTGATTCACGATCACGACCATACGAGTAACGATGATGTGTTTATCGGCGGCGCTGATGTGACCATTGCGAATGGTCTGCACCTTCCGAAGACTGAGACGATCAGTATCCAGGTCGACGCTGGTGATGTTCTGTTCGCTGTCGCTGATGGTGGGAGCGTTGAGATTCACGTCTTGCAAGTGAAGCGATAATCGTGCCGTACTTCATCACGGATTCGGCGGAGGGTTGCGCGGGGTGGGCGACGATCAAGGATGACGGCGAGGTGATCGGCTGTCACGAGTCGAAGCAGGCCGCGATCGATCAGATGGTCGCCGTGTCGATCGCTGAGGGTATGGAGCCTGGCGGCGAGCGGAACCTTGACGGCCCGCCGGCGATCATCGTCGATATCGACGGGACGCTAATCACGTTCGAGGGCGATCCTATCGAGAATGTCGTCCGGTTCGTGGACGAGTACGAGGGCGAGGTCATCATCGTCACGGCGCGCGTGGAGGATGATCGCGCGATGACGATCGCCGAGCTCGACGCGGCCGACGTCGACTGGGACCAGTTGTTCATGAAGCCGAACGCGGACGCGGATTCGGTGATGTTCAAGTCGGAGACGCTGAAGGACCTCCTGGCGATTGAGAATGATGAGGACGTCCGCGCCGAGTATGCGCGGATCGGGATCACGACGCTTACGCCCGAGGCGGTCGACCCGGAAGAGTTGCCGGAGATGCTGGGCCGATCGGTGCGCGTGTTGCCGGAGAACTATCGACCCGCATCGTCGGATGATGTACCCGACGGGCGCAGGTGTTCTAACTGCCGCTTCTATGATCCGTCGCGTCAGGAAGGATCGCGTCGCTGGTGCGAACGGTGGGATGATTACGTCTCGCCGTCCTACTATTGCAATGCGTGGCGCGCGGCGGCTGCGTATGCGGATCGTCAGACTGGCGCGTCGACGCCGGCGCCGCCGGAGGATCAGATCGAAGGCTCGGATGAGAATGCTCCGGGTAGTGCGAGTGGGGCTGGTGGCGATATCGAGTTGAGCGCGGCGACGGAGACGGCGCTGCGAAATAAGGTCCGTGACCATAATGATGCGATGAGTGAGGCGGATCGGCCGGCGTGGACGCGGACGACGTTCGGCCAGCTCGCGGCGGTGTATCGTCGTGGCGCTGGCGCGTACTCGACGAGTCATCGTCCGGGCGTGTCTCGCGGTGCGTGGGCGATGGCGCGCGTGAATGCGTTCCTGTATCTGCTGAGGACTGGAAGGCCGGAGAGCGCGAACTATGTTACGGATAATGATCTGCTGCCGGAGGATCATCCTCGCTCGACGAGGAGCCTGACGCGTCAGGTCGACCTGACACTTCCTCAGTATGTGCGGGACGCTGCTGCGCGCGGTCTCGAGTTGCGCGCCGAAGGGTATGGCGGTGATGGGCTGGTCGAGCGGACGATTCGCGAGGCGCGGCTGATGGCGCGCGGCGAGGTTTCGGAGGATAAGGTCGTCCGTGTTGCCGCCTGGGCAGCGCGTCATATGGTCGATCTTGAGGCGCCGCAGAACTCTGATCCCGACGCTGAGGGATGGCCTGGCGCTGGCGCCGTCGCGTTCTACCTCTGGGGTATCGACCCATTGGATCCGATGCCGGCGATCGCGTGGTTTGAGCGGAAGCGCGACGAGATTCGCGAGGAGGAGGAGGATGAGGATCGGCGCTGGTATGGCGCGCTTCAGGTTCGCGATCGGCCCGGTGCTACTCTGTTTCGTATGGAGAACGGAGTCGAGACGCGTCGCGTCAACGTGAACGAGTTCGAGATCCGCGACGCGACGGAGGGCGACGGCTCGACGTTCGTCGGGTATGGCGCGGTGTTCAACTCGCCGAGTCAGCCGCTTCCGTTCATTGAGCGGATCGCTCCTGGCGCTTTCTCGCGGTCGCTGCGCTCGCGGAATGAGATCAAGCTGTTCGTCAATCACGACACGAGTCGCGTGCTCGCGTCGAAGCGCGCCGGCACGCTCCGCCTCGCCGAGGATTCGCACGGCCTTCGCGTCGAGGCGGATCTTCCCGACACGACGGACGGGCGCGACATGGCGGTCCTGCTGAAGCGCGGCGACGTCGACTCCATGTCGTTCGGGTTCTCGGTGCCGAAGGGTGGCGACTCGTGGAGTGATGATGGCCAGGAGCGCGAACTGCGCGAGGTGCGTCTCCACGAGGTGTCGATCGTGACGGGCTTCCCGGCGTATGAGGCGACGAGCGCGAGCGTGCGCAGTCTCGACGGCCTCGTCGACGCGACGGGGCTGGAGGCTGAGAAGCTGAACGCGGCCCTGTCGGCGCTCGAGGCTGGCGAGATGCTCGACGAGGAACTCGCTGGCGTGCTTGACGCGGCGGTGACGAAGTTGCGCGCGTCGCGTGATGACGCGGCGGCTGCGCTCGCGATGAAGCAGAAGCAGCTCGACGTGCTGCTGGCGCGCGTCTAGATTCGCCTGTTTCTCGGGTTATCCTATTTATGCCTGTTCGCGGAGCCGCGTCGGGTGTTCGCCTTGCGGAGCCGCAGGCGTGTCCAGTCAATCTCGATTCCTTGAAAGGGGATCATGGTGTCCGATTACATCAAGCGCCAGCACGATCTCCGTCAGGCGGCGTGGCACGAGGCGAAGCATCTCCTCGACGCGGCGGCTGCGGAGAACCGCGACCTGAGCGCGGAGGAGCAGGAGAAGTACGATCGCATTTCGGGCGAGCTCGACTCGCGCGCGGCGATCATCGAGCAGATGAAGGCCGACGAGGAGCGCGCGGCGCGCCTCGACGCGGTGGCTGCTGAGATCCGCACGGACGAGGAGCCGGGCGACGACACGGACGCGGAGATGATCCGTTCGCTCGCGCGTGGCGAGGTCCGCT